TCGCCGACAAGCCGGGGAACGCCCAGTTACCGAGCGCGTTCTGCATCAGGCCAAGGGCCTTCGACAGGGACTGCGTGGTGACGAACTGCAGGTCATCGGCGTTGCTCGCGGCAATGAACGATGCATACAGCGCCTTCACGTCCGCGATGACGCCGTCAATATCGCTGCCGGCGCTCGATCCAGCCGAAATGCCGTTCAGAATACCCGCAGGCGAGACCCCGGCCACTGCGGCCGATGCACTGAGGAATGTCTGATCGACGCGCTGGGCCGAAGCACCAACCAGCGCATCACGCACCAGCTTTTCCGCCGACGTCGAGGAATCGCGCAGCAATTCCTTCGACACCACGGCCAGCGCCGCCACCTTCAACGGAGTCAGGTTGACGTCCATGAAGTCGGCCTTGCTGAGCGGGATCGACTTCGACTGACCGACCCAGTAGCCGGTAGCCGTGCCGTCCTGACCGGCGATGTTGATATTTGCCGGCACCTCGCGGAGTGGCAGCTTGTCGAACACCGTGCGGCTGTACAGATACTCGATGAAATCGCCGGTATAGCGATCGATGTGCACCAGTTCGGCACCCCACTCACCCGAGCCGGTGGCGCCGCCAGAAACCGCGGCCTTGATGGTTTCCACCAACTGTGGGCTGGACTGACCCCAGCGCTTGTGCGCGATGCCCACCGCCGACACGTCGTCGATGCGCGCCAAGGTCTTGGCGATCACCATGCGGGTGAAGTTCTGTCCTTCAAAGGCTTCCGCCTTGTCGCCCTTCTCGATGACGATCGGAGCACCAAGACGCGACTCGGTCGCGGACCTCGAATTCGAGCCGTCGACCGGACGAGCATTCGAAGCCTGCGCCTTCTCCATGGCGCGCAGACGCTTCAGGTGATCGTCGATCTCCTGCACGTCGGCCGCGTTGTCGTCGAAGGTTTCCTTCTGCTCGGCATCGAGGGTGGCACCCTCTTCCGCAGCTTTGTTCATGATGGTTTCGTTGGCGGCGACGAGCGAAGCGCGCTTCTGCTCGAATGCCGTAATCTGTTCGGAAATTTTGCTCATGATCCTATCCTTTTGATCGAGCGGATGACAAAGGGTTCAGCCCGATCGCGGGCGGGGTCATCCAGCTTCACCACGCGAGCGCTCTTGCCGGACGCGGCCACGCTCTTGGGGTCGACTGGAATTTCGGGTTCAGGGACGCCGGCGGCGGCGCGGAATCCCTTGTCGATGGATTTGACGACAGAGATGACGGCTTCGGCGTTCGCGGGAATTGTCACCGCACTCAACTCGAATACCTCGATCTCCTGAAAATGGATGCCGCCATTCTCCATGAAGCTGTATTCGAGCGGGCGAAAACCGATGCTGACGGCGCGCACCAGACCGATCTTGATCGACTGCCACGCCTCCTCGATGCGGTCGCGAAGCGCACCCTCTTCGGCCACCACTGGCAATTCCGCGGTGAATGGGACGCCATCCTTGGTGGGTTTTCCGAATTTCACGGTGCCGATCGGCTTGTCGTGCATGTGTTGCCACAGCAGCGCGAGCGGGTTCGTGAATTTCACGCCCATGGGCTCGACGATATCGCCGGCACGATCCGGTGTCGGCGTCGTCGCCACGCCTGAAATCGTGCGCTTGTCGTCCTCCACCGCTTTCACGGCGAGGATGGAATATGCTCGGTTCATTTTGGAATCCTCAGACGAACAACATCTGGAATTGAGGTTTCTTGTCGGGCAGTTCGGCGGTCGCCGCGCCGACGGCCATTGCGATGGTCACCAGCCCGTCGATCCGGCCCCGCGAACGTTTTTTGTCGAATGCCCGGTTCTTCTGCCCGTCAGAGATGAGTAAAGCGTTGCCTGCACACCAGTAAGTAACGGGTGACACATCGATCGTGACGGTTTGGGTTAGGATGCAATCCTCGAGACGCTCGACTGATCGAGGCATACAAAGCTGCTTGTCCTCGAAAATGATCCTGGTACCCTGGGCATGGCTGACGAGTTTAAGCCCCTGCCCCTGCGGCTCATCCGGTCCCTCGTATTTCCAGGCCGGGAATCCAATCTGCTCGCACGCTGCGATGAAATCTGCGATGCCCGCCGGGTCGAACGCCAGAAACTGAACATCGTGTTCAGCGCGGATCCGGCTGACCTCCGCCGCGACGAATGTCTTATCGATCACCGCCCCGTCTACTGCGGTAAAATCGACAGCATCGTCGGCAATCCATTCCTCATATGGCGCGTTGTCGGCCCGCGCGCGGTCGGCCAGTTTTTCCTTAGTGGTCCAATACCAAGTCTTGGCCCAAAGATGTCCTTCGTCGTCGACCCAAACCGCAGTCAACGCCGTTAAGTCGTTCTTCTGCGACAGATCGAGCGACAACCAGCATTTGCACCCCTTGAGCGCCGGCACATTGACCTTGCCTTGAACTGCCGCCCAAGCCTCCTCCGTGATCCAGAAGTCCACCGACCCTGTCGGGATTCCGAAATAGAGACGCTTGACCGACATTGCCGTCGAGAGCAGTTCGCGCGCGGTGTTGACCTCGCCACGGATATTCTCGATCGGGAATGTGATGCCGAGCGCGGGGAGCGCCTTGGACCAACATGCTTCATTCTCGAAAACAGTCTCGCGATCAGACTTATCGACACGAGCAACGAAGGCGAACGCCTCGTCGTCCCTGATCTCACCTTTCGCGACCCTCTGATAAAACTCCGAATATTGCGTCCCGACAATCTGCGTCGACGCCGGCGTGTTGGTGCCGAGAAGCATCAGCGCGTCGCCGGGCATCTTGGCGATAGCGCGCTTCCACGTCTCGATCGAATTGTTACTTTTGAACTCGTGGATCTCGTCGGCGCTTACCAGCGTGGGACGAGGACCGGAAATCGCTTCGCCGTTCGCCAGCGATTGGAACACCGAGTTGGTTGACGGGTGCTCGATCTTGAACGCGTTGTCGAGAAACCCGCGAATTATGACTTCGCCGAGCGATTCCAGCGTCTGCTTATCATCGGGATCGGTGCCAGGAATAACCGCCCGACACATCGCCGCGGCATCTTTGAACAGCACGTTCGCCGTCGCCTTGTCCTGCCCGATGGCATAGACCTTGGCGCGCTGCACGCCGTAGTAACCCATCATGTAGATGCCGATGGCGGCCATTAGCGGAGACTTTGCCTGTCCTTTCCCCGTCTCCAACCATCCAGAGCGGAAGCGCATCCGCCCGCTATCCTTGCGCCACCCGAACAGCGACCCAACCACGAAGGCGTGCCACGGCAGCAGATTGAACGGCTCGCCGACCTTGGCGCCCTCTGTAATCGTCAGCGCGCTCGGAAAGAATCCGAATGCGTGCTCGGCGCGATCCGGTGCCCAATGCAGCCCACGCGCAGCACCATCGACCAGATCGCGCAAATGCCGCTCTGCGGCGTGTCGCACAAGTTCACCTGAAACGATCCGGCCATCGACAACGTCGCGCGCCCATTGCGTGGTGCGGTCACTTGGGTACCGCGCGGAGGTACCCGCCGCCGATGATCGACGGCTTTTGCTTTTGGACTTTTCCGCCATTGTTGCGTCGGCGCGGCGTGATCGTCAGCTCTGCTTCTGCCGCTGACGCCATCGCGTTCGCGTCCTTCAAAATGGTGAACCATGGATTGTAGGCGGGCTGCTTTTTGCCCTTGCGGGGGAACACCGCCCCTTCATCCGCAACGTGGCGCATCGCGATCTCGTACAGCACGTAAGCGTCAACGAGCCGCTTGACCTGCCGCTCGTTCGCGTTCGCGAGCTTTTCAGAGGAGCGCAGCTCTCCGATGACAATGCGCCACTGACGGCGCGCGAGGTCCTGATCGAGTTCGTCTGTGAACTGAGCGGCCCAGTTTGGTTCAGCCAGACCGTCAATAATCGTCGGTTCGAAGGGCAGCTTCGTTACCGGCGGCACCGGCACAGCTTTCAGCGTTGGCTTTCGCCCCGCGCCCGGCCGCTTACCGCCGCGAGGCATCGCGTTTGATTTCTCGATCAATCAAACAGTTAAAAATGACGAATGATTTCAAATTCCTATCCTTCGCCTTCGTGTTTGATTGCGATGGGTCCCCTTTGATTTTTGGTCCCATTGCGTATGGAGGTTGGGCGCCGGTCTCCTAGAGAAACTCTCTAGACTTTCTGACCACCCCCCCCCCATGGGTTTTCAATTTCGTTTTTGATTCCATGGATGATCTGAAGCGATCGGGCGACCACTCACATCGCATCCGACCTCAAAGCCTCTCGCTTCGATGGCTTGCTCTATCGTGTCGTGACATTCCTTACACGACGAAGCCAGCTTGCCATTCCA